CTTGCAGCCGGCGAACTCCTGCCCGCCGAAAGGTTTGTCGCACATCGGCGATACGGTGTGCCCGACGCTCTGATTCAGCGCATCGATAAGCCCCATTTCCTCGATCCGGTAGCCGTTGTCGGTCAATGCCGACTTACCCAAAAACGAGGCTACAATAGGCTCATAGTCTTCGACCGGGGCCAAAAAGTTACAGGCGAACAGGTAGGCGCGGGCGTTGTCGAAACCCCCTGTTGCCACCGCCTCGCGGCTGACCCCGGCAAAGCCGAGGATGCCTTCGAGATCGATGGCCGACGGCGAGAATCCGGACATCGATTCGTACCCGGAGAAATCGAAGCCAGATCCGGATTGATAGACCTGTCCGTTGCTCATCGCCAGGTCTTTGGGGTAACGGGTGACACGTATCGTCGTGCCGTTGGTGCAAACGATGCGCAGGCAGAGTGCCGACGTTTCGTATGGGGCTACTTGTGGTTTCATGGATTGAGCAGCTCGATCAATTCGACCCCATCAACGACGCGGTGATAGGGGTGATCCTGACCAATCGGCATGGCCGTGTTGAAGCGGACCGGGAAATCGAACTCAAAGCCGGACGTCACCGTCTCGCCGGTCTGCGGTCGGGTATGGACGACACCGCCGCTGGCGTAGGTCGTGAAGGCCGTCGAGTTGATGGCCACCGTGATGGTGGTCGCGTCCTTGGCCGTGATCAGCGCCCGCAAGCCGTTGATCTCCGTCATCCCGGCCACCCCGGAAACCTGCACCGACTGGCCGACAACCAGGCTATGCGCTCCCAGTGTAATGACGGCAGATGACGCTTTGGTTATGGCGGTTATGGGATATGTCATATCGGCGGCGAACGTCACCCGGCCGGTGGTAGTGACAACCGACCAGTCGGCGCTGCGGATTTCTGTCGCGCCGATTCCGATCTTGACCGTACCGGCTACCGGCTTTTTAATCTCGCGGTAGGCATATCCAGTCGCACCGGCCGCCTTATCCATGCCGTAATACTTGCGCAACTGATAGACCCCAGCCGAGACCAGCCCCATTGACTGATCAAATGCTGTCGGCGCACCTATCCGGCCATTGCTTGACCATTCGTCATAACAACGCACGCGGAAGCCGGCAAACTTGCCATGCGCACGGTGATAGATGGCCTGCAGTTCTGCGTAGGTCGCGTCGTTATCTAGCAGGTAGGAGATGTCGAACTTGCGCAGCGGGAAGGGATGCACCATAGAGCGGTATTCCTGACCGCCCGAGGTCTGCACGATGTCGACGGCGTAATCGTCGGTGTAGCTGGCCCCCATGCGGATCAGGCTGCTAATCCGCTCTTCGAGGAAATCAGGCATAGCGCTGCGCTCCGTTCATGGCACCAAGGGCGGCGCGGGCACCGGCTGCGGCAGATCGGCGGATTTCTGCCTTGTCGCCAGAGCTTGAGTTGATATTGATGACAATTGGCCGGCTGTCGTTGCCTGTTTTTTGTGCAGCAACGCCCAATTTGCCATCAGCCCCTCTTTTCAAAGGCATGATGGCCTCTGGGCCAGCTTCCGCAAATATCCCTGCGCCTTTGGCAAACTGGAATATTTGTGGCGTGTCATATACTTGATTTGAGTATTGATGCAGAGACGGAGATTGATAAACTCCACCATTTGCATTCGTTGCAAAATTCTTATTAAGGGCAAGGAAGTTATCCAGTGAATTACCAGGCAAAGCGCTTGCTGTTGCTGCCGTGGCTGATGTGCCACCGAACATGCCGGCAATTCCACCAATGATTCCAAGCCAATTTGTACCACCGCTTGAACTATTGCTAACGGCGCTTGCTGCGGCTGCTCTAATTTTCATTCTGACAATATCGGCAATAAACGAATTAACCATGTCTGTGAAACTGAGTTTTCCAGTCTGAACAAACTTAACTAATGCATCTTCCATTCCAGAAAAAGAGCGCGAAAAAGCATTTTCAGCCGACGCAGCAACATTTTTTGCTGAATCTGCATACTTCTGCATCGCTTTTCCTGCGCCGTATTCCCATGATTCATTCAAAGCATTCTGTTGCTCATTCAGTCCAATAACAGCCTGTTTCTGCTTTTCCGTAATCGTGTTAAGTTCGGAAACTTTTTGCGCGTAATCTTCTGCCGTCAATTTCCCGTCGCCAAACATCTTGGCTAGGCGATCTCCGGCATCTTCTGCAGTCTGATCAACCTGCCGAAGTTCGGCATTAAGGCGCGATATAGCCTCTGGCAATATTTGCAGCGCATCGCTTTTTGCCTCGTTTGATCTGGTGAATTTCTTCTGAATATCATTCAGATAATGCGACGCTTCGGCTGCAGCTTTGATTTCCTTATTGCGCTTTGCTATAGCGTCAAGCTCTGTATCGGCATCAAGTTTCAACTGCCGCAAGTATTCGTTGTGATCCTGCTTTGTTGTGTCTTTTGGCTTCTTTGTTTTTTCGTCGTACTTCTCGCTAATCTCTGCGATGCGCTTGTTTAGCTCGATTTCAGACACGCCAGCGGCAAGCGCCTGTTGTTTCGCCTTGGCGATTTCTCTTTGCTTTTGTTCTTGCTTGTTAAGGTATTTTTCACCTTCTTGAAGCCAGGATATTTTGGCTTTCTCAAGCGCATTGCTTTCGGCCTGCTTGCTGACAACCTTCTTTTGTGAATCCAACTGCGCTTCAAGGACCGCAACCTTGGCTCTAGCTTCTGACTCACCACCGAACAGGCCACCACCATTAGCAAGGTCTGCCCTTGCCTTCGCTAGACGTTCTTCGATAGATCCTTCACGACCTACGCCAAGCATGGCATCCCATGCTGATTTTGCAGTTCCTACAATGCCTTTCCATGCCTTCTCAAGCGATCCTAATTCGCCGCTAATCGACTTGGCGCGTTCTTCCATCGCTCTGGCATATGACTCCTGAGCCAGTGCTGCGGCATCGGTTGCCCGGCCTTGATCTTCAAGAGCCTTGATCTGGCTGAATATCTCGCCGGTAAGATAACGGTATTGCTCATTGAGCTTTATCGATGCATTTACCGGCTCTTTGCCCAGTTCGGCCATTTGCTTGACGGTTTCGCTAATCGCCTGGCCGCCTGCCTTTTCCATCGCAATCGCGGCAGATGCGACGCCACCCATCGTCTTCGACGTAACTTGCCCAGTTTCTACAAGCTGAGTTAGCGTACTCATTACTGACGATTTAGTAGCGCCGCTCGATTCAGCAACCGCAGACGCCATGTTCTTTAGATCGTTGACCGAGCTTCCAGCCGCATTGCCAGTCAGGATAATGGCTTTAGATAAATCCCTAGCCTCTTCGGCTCCTGAATAAAATGCATATCCAATCGCTCCAGCCGCAGCGGCAGCAAGCGATATTGGACTAACCAGGTTCATTAGATAACCGCCTAGAGCCTTGGCGGCGTTACCAATCCCACCGAACATATCTTTTAACTGGCCGCCCTGTTGCAACATGACAGTTAGCGGGGCTTGGCCGCCTTGAAGACTGGTTACAATGTCGGTAAATTGAGCGGGAACATTCCGCAATGCGAATGCGGTTTCTCTGGCTGATTTGCTATAAAAAGAAGACCCTTTAGCCGCTTCTTCCTGCTTCTTGATAGCCATGTCTAGCTGATCAAGATAGGGCTTTAAGGCGTCAGCATTGGCTCCGCGCTGGCTGGCAATTACACGGTAGTAATCGGATGATCCCCTGCTTCCAGCTTCCATTGCAGCGGTTGCCCGCTGAATTGACGAGATGATGTTTTTGGTTGTCCGATCAACCTTTTGCGCCGCCTCTTCGCCAGATGACCCAATACCGCCAATGCCCTTGTTAGCTTCTTCTCCGGCCTTCTTGCCTGCTTCTCCAAGGTCTTTAAGCGCACGCTTCCCCTGAGATACGCCAGCCTCAACGCCGGAAGCGTCCGCTGTAATCTCTATTTGGGCTTTTAAGTCGGCCATTTCGTCGCCTATTTCTTTTGCATTTCGTCAAGCGCTGCGCTTTCCATCACTCGGATTGAATCAAGCGCTACCCACCATTCATCGCCGCTAAATCCCTTGCGGGTTAGCAGATCAAATAGAACGGTGTAATTCAGACCAATGGCACCACCCATGCCAATATTCCATTGCGAAGACATCAGAGAGAAAACTTCGACATACGGCCAGTTTTCTGGCCACACATCAAAATCATCTGTTAAATAGTCTTCCTGAGTGAATCCAGACCCTTCTAACTCTTCTGTGGTCGGGATTCGCTCATATAAGGAACGGGCGGCGCCGGTCAGTTTCCCAAGCGGCCATCCAGAATTGCAGCGCGGTAAGATTCCATCACGGCATGAACAGCTCCAGGACATTCGTCGGCAAGCTGCTGCAGGTTTTCAAGGCTCAATTCTTCGTCAAGATTCCAGCCGTCCAGAACCTGCG